GGCAGCGATCCTTAATAATGGATTGGACATCGTTCTCGGAGAGCTTTCCCAAGCAGGGTACGATGCAGAATGGTCAGTTATATCTGCGAGTTCATTGGGAGCCTGCCACAGACGTAGTAGATGGTGGTGCGTTGCCTACACCAACGACTATGGATCACTTACCTCCTCGATCAGTGGACTCGATGATCAAACAAACAACGATACATCGCAAAGGACGAACCAAGTTAGCCAATCTTCGAGAAGCATTGAACCCACAGACAGTAGAGTTGTTCAATCATTTACAAAGCCTTCCGACTCCAACAGCAAGGGATTACAAAGGGAGAACTTCAGCGAAATGGAACGAGAAATATGGTCCGAAGGTACTACCAGACGTCTTAACCCAGATTGGAGATCATATGCAAGTAAGCCCATACTTCGTAGAGGAGATGATGGGTTATCCAATCGGGTGGACCGCACTAGAGCCCTAGGAAATAGTATTGTACCTGCGGTAGCTGCGATACCATTAAAAAGAGTACATGACCTTTACTACAATGAATAAATTAAAAACTTTAAAATTAAATAGAATATCAAACTTAGAAAAAAAACTAATAGATCAAGATTTAAGAGGTTATGATCATTATGTTTTTATTGACGGTAATCGAAAAGCACAGCTTATAACTAACGGTAAATGGGTAACAGAATTTATTAGAACTGCTGTTATAAAACACAATGCTTTAGTATGTGAAGTCTTAAGTATGCGTGTTGAAGATTTTTCAGAACAAGAACTTAAGGATTTTGAGAACGGCTTGCTTTCATAATTTTTTCTACTTGTTTCATAACCATAAATTGATGAAAGAGAAATAGTAATTTATTTATACCTTTTGCTTTTACTATCTTTTCTTCAACCATTTTTCTTGCTTCTTGTTCAGCTAATCGTGACAAGGCTGAAGAAAGTACAGCGTCTATCTTTGCTTGGTTTCTCACTAAATCACAAGAAAAAGACTTTATCTTATGAATATCATTTGACTTCATAATTTCTCTACACCTTAATTCTGTAGAGAGTTCAACTTCAGCTGGAGGAGATTCAAAGATTATTTGAAAAAAAGTATCTTTCATGTCATTGAAGATTTGTTGTAGATCCTGGATACAATCTTGATTCAATAAAACTTACTGCTTGATCATCTATTGTATTGTCTGTTTGTTTAGCTAATGCTTTTAACAAATCAATAATTAATCTCTTCATTGCCTTTGATTTTATAAATACAAGAAGAATAGGTTTTAAAATTTTTACCATCAGAATTTATGTCTTACTTTCCAAACATAGCTAAATTGCTAATATATAACAAGAGATATTGCTTTTTATGGCTGACGATAAAAAAAACGTGCTCCAAAAGCTTAAAGATGGATTAGATGATAAAGAAGAACAACTTGCGATTATAAGTCTTTTTGTAAGACTTGGGGTTGTTGTTTGGAGTGGTTTTATAGTCACGTTAAACTACATATCAATTCCTGGTTACAGTTCAGAACCTAAAGACATCACGTTTCCTGCTTCGCTTCTGACGGGAGCGTTGGCAACATTCGGTTTGGAGGGATCTAAGAAAAGTAGTAAGAAAGACGACAAGGTTGCTATGGAAGATGGTATGGTTCAAACTATAAGGGTAATAACACCTATTAAAATTGAAGGTGCTGAAGTAATCGACCCTAAACCTAAAAAATGAAAAAGCTACTTCCGTTTTTATTTCTAGTCTCCGCACCAGTTTATGCGGACATGAACCATTCCATATCATCTAGTGTAAAGTTTGAGTCGCTTTCAGCAGCCAGTACAGCAGACAAAATTGGTTCGTCATACAGCATAAGCGGTAACAACGTCACAACTGTTGATTCAAACTCAGCAGCTACATTAGGCGGTTTCGGATCTGTAACCAATGGCGTACCAGCTGTAACTTTTCCCTCTGCTACACAAGCAACTTCAGGAGAGGCGTTCAGTTTTTCTACAAGTTTTTTAGAAGGAGATGCCACACCAGGTAGTGCAGTTACAGTGGGTACTGTGCCAAATTTTTCCGACCTTACGAGCACAAGTGCTGGAAGCGTGGGCACAGCAGCAGTAGCAATAGACAACCACACAATTACCCTAACACCAGGAACGGGAACAGGTATCGTGATGACAGGTCAGTTTGTCGTTGATCTTACTATCGAATGAGGAGGCTACTTTTTCTTGGCTTTGCTATATCTGCTCCTTGTTACGCTGTACCAGTTATCCCAAATTTTACTCAAGGGTCGAGCACCAGCCGAACAGAAACTTCCACAATTATTACAGAATCTATACGAACAACAGAATATAATTCTGGGTTCTTGTATTCAGTTACAGGATCAGGAATACAGCATGACGGATCTTCTATATCTCCAACAGCTACTACTGTTAATGAAACTATAAACGGAACTACTCATACATGGCAGGGATTAGACCTAAATCAACGACCAAACTGGACTCAAACAACTCAAGGAGATGCCTTTCAATTTACAGAAGTTTATCAAGCACCTGGAATGGAATCCGTAACAGATATAACCCGAACCATAGAAAGTACAAGCGTCACAGATACCACAACTATCTTCTCGCAATAACTTTAGTAAGTAATCCAGTATTTGCTAATGTGTCAAACACAAGTGCACCAGTAGCACAATCCTCATCATCGGTATCAAATTTTGCCACTCAAGTATTAGGAGGTCCGATGGTAGAAAATCAATATGGAAATGGCATAGTATGTTCTGGCCCACAAATGGGATTTAGTCCGTTTGTTACTACAACATTTAACCAAAGACGACCTCAAGATTACACTTATGAAACTCCTGTGTACGATCCAACAGACGCAGATAATGATGGAGTGCCAGATAATCCAGGTAATATACTTTACTATCAAGAAAACTATAGCGGTAATAAAGATTCTTTAGGACTTAACTTTGGATTTGCATTCACATTTAATATCCCATTAGACAATAGATTTCAAGATTCTTGCCTCGATGCAGCCAACACACAAATACAATTACAAAAACAAGAATTAAATGCAAAAATGCTTAACTATGAAATTGCAAGATTAAAAAATTGTGGAGAGTTAATGTTAGCTGGTATATACTTCGATCCTAAAAGTGAGTTTGCAAAACTATGTGAAGGAGTAATGATCGCTCCAAAACCTAATCAAGTAATACCGCACACTCACGAACTTAAAATTGGGCAGTAGGCAAGCACGGTTAGACTTGCCCACCTAGACGCTCTATCCATTGCCGTGGCGAATAGAGTATTTTTATTTTACCTTATCTTTTTTCTTTGTAAGTTTTTTAAATAGATTTTTTATAAGAGGTTTTACGATATTAAGCAGTAATGGAGTAGTGGCAGCAACAGTAGCAATAGCAGCAGTGCTAACAAGCTGTGGAGGATTCGGTATGTATTGCTCGATGAATTTAACGTCCTCATACAGAGTTATACATTTACTACCATCTTCGCTTCTTTCATGCCCAATAACACGTTCCAGCTTAAATTCGTTACGATAATCCCCTACTCTTTGATCGTTAGATCCAGGACAAGCAACAAAAAGTGGCTTCTTCTCTTCTTTTTTTGGTTCGTACTTTGGCGGTTCTACTGTTGGCGGTACAAATTCTTCTGTTTGATTGGGGGTTTCTGATTGAACATACTTAAATTCGTTGGGGTTGTAATCCAAAGGTTCAAAACTAGGAATACTGAAGTTGCCACATTCTGTATATGTTCCATATTCATCTTTAGGGCTGTCAATAAGGCTAGTTAAATTATTTCGATGAACTCTTACACAACCAGGAATATTTACAACAGGCTTAAATACATTATTTATTATTGGATCGGGAGGATGCCAAATAGGTATTTTATGTATTTGTATCTCGTTTATTTGAAAACGAGTTATTTCACTCACTTTTTAATAAAAGGTATAGACGGCCCTGTTGCTTCAGGCAATACATTATCTAAGACTTTAGGCATGGCACCCTGTACATTTCCTAATATCTCATTCATAACTTGAGCCTTGAAGTTTTCAGATGTTACATATCTGTAGCCTAAGTACGCTCCACCACTCATGGAAGCTACCATTAGAAATGAGACAATACTCAAAACATTTGCAATTTTTTGGAACATTTTTTTATGTGGAAAGAAGCTTTTAGTAAGGCACTAGCACCTATTTCTTTGATGGTGCTGTTTCTGATTGTTGGCCTAGCTCCACTGTACCTGATTTCGGGTTTGCTTCTTCGATCTGTCTCAACAAACTCTCCCCAAACTGAATACCGCCCTCAATCATTGCGATAAGTTTTGTTTCTTGTTCAACTACAGATTCTGCTTGTGTTAATCTTTCTTTATGATTTTTTAGTTCTTCCTTCCATTGAAGAATTTGTTTTTCAGTGATAGCGGACATTTTAAATTAATAATTATTTATAAAATAGCACAATTATGATTCGTGGACAGTAGCACAAACAAGGTTTGTATCCATAGAAACTGAAGAAGGGCCATATCCCATGACCCATCTAAAGGCACTTGTTGAGAAGTTACCATCTGAATAAGCATTTGAGTTTAAGTTTGGTCCGCTTGCTGAAAGCAAGAATGAAATTGCAGTATTGCTTGTTGTATTCGTTCCATTAATCTGAACAGCATAATTATTATTTGAAGCATTATTGGTAAAGTTAACTGAAAAATTACCCGTGCCATGATCTGAAATAGAACTTACGTTATAACTTCCTCTTATTGAATTATTAGTGCTGTTGAAATTTATCCATGCAAACGCAGCGTTTTCTGGGGCTGGAATATTAGTTAAGCTCGCACCACTTCCAGAAAAAGTTGTTGCGGTGCAAGTTCCTGAAACTGTAAAGCCGCCCGAAACTGTCTCTGCCTTTTTTGAATTGTCATAGTACAATTCCACAGCATTATTATTTTTAAACAACGCAAAAGTTTCTCCTGTTGTTCCAATTTTGATATTTGGCCCTTCAGTTACTATTAGATTTGTCGAACCATCATGATAAATCCTAAAATCTTCGCCTGCCCCGAAACGTGTTCCATTGTTATCAGCGAAATAAGCATGACCTGATATATCCACGCCGCCACTGTTTGTGTTTAATTTTTTTGAGCCATTATTGTAGAGTTCACAAGCTCCGTTTTGAATAAATTTAGCTAGGTTATCAGCAGCGTTAGCACTTCTAATAACAACCGCACTCGAATCAATATTAAGATTACCTGTACCACTGTCTACAATCCTAGAATTTGACCCATCGTGATAAATTTCTAAATCATTA